AGATCGTCAAAAAGCAAAGTCTGTCGTTAATGTTGTGCATCCTGTTAAGAACGAAGTTCCTACGCAGGAAGTAGCTGCAACAGAAGAAAAAACAACTGTCGAAGCTGTCGAAGCTGTCGAAGCTGTACAGCAAGACGTAGCAACACAAGACGACGCGCCAAAGGCTTTCAAAAGAAAAAGATATTAATCTATCCTGCTGATAACAGGCACAGATGATGACAGAGTTAATCCAGTATTTCTCTGTTTAATCACTGTGCCTGTTTTAATGTCATATATACACATATAACAGAGATGTCTGCAATGAAACTTCTTAGAGATCTAATTAAAGAGACAATCAAGCACGTTGGAGACAAGTGGGTCGTTTACCCCAAGAAGGGAGGCAAGCGTCTTGGGACACACGACACAAAGGATGCAGCATTAAAACAACTACGTGCAATCGAGATATCGAAATCTCGTAAGGGAATCTAAGAACCTGATAAATACTAATAGGTGATAAGATGTCTACCTTCGCGACAACTCTAAGTCCAACGCCATTTGGCATCTTTGATGCAGATACTAGCTTTCAAGCAGATGCCGATAAGACTGTTGTCTTTGTCAAGAGAAAGTTAGGCGACGACATCCTCAGTGTTGAATTGACAAAAAAGCAAATATGGGCAAACCTAGAAGAAGCATGCTTTGAGTACAGCAATATATTGAATCAATATCAAGCAAAGTCAACATTACTCACCTATCTCGGATACTCGACAGGATCTCAACAGGGTCTTGAAGCAGCATTTCCTAGAGAAAGCTTAGAATACCTTGCAAGGTTTGCAGAGCCTTATGCATCAGAAGCAGGAATAGGTGGATCGTACGATATGTTCTCGGGATCGATTGATTTGATTCCAGGGCAACAGGACTATAACATATACACAGATTTGAAGAATGCCGAAGGGACTGTGATGTTCAACACAGGATCGAACGCAAGTCCTAAGACAAAAATGAGAATAATGGAAGTTTTCCATTTCAATCCACAAGCAGCTTACAGATTCTTTGACACAACATCTGCCATAAACTACCTCAATAATGAATTCTCATTCGAGTCATTTACACCCGAGACGATCTTCTATGTACTTCCTGTCTTCGAAGATATCCTCAGAGCAGGCCAGTTAGATCTTTCAAATAGAGTTCGTCGCTCTAACTACTCATATCAGGTGATTGGTAGAAATATTAGAATTTTCCCGACACCTGTGAGCACCGCGACGGTGCCCAGGAAGATGTTCGTTAGAGTAAAGTTCTGGCAAAACCCAATAAATCCAAGTTATCAAGACCAGACAATTTTTGGTGTAAACAACCTCTCAAATGTGCCGTTTGGAAATCTAACTTATGCTCGTATTAATAGCATGGGACTTCAATGGATCAGGCAGTATACGCTTAGCCTGTCGATGGAACAGCTTGGGATGATTAGAAACAAGTTCACAACAGTTCCGATACCTGGCGGCACTGTCACGCTTAATGGCGGTGACTTGATGGCTAAAGGTAGAGAGGACAAGAAAGAGCTTGTTACAAAGCTCAAGGAAATGCTTGAGACATTGACATATGACAAGTTGATCGAAGCATCAGCTGCAAGATCAGAGAACATTACAAAACAACTTTCAAAAATACCTATTCCAAATGGAAAAGCTATTTTTACTGGATGATAAATGGCAAGACTCTTTATCACAGAACGTGAGATAAATTTCATCAATGATCTAGGCAAAGAGCTGGTCAAAGATGTTGCTGGTCAAAAGATCTATTATTTCTCTGTAAGCAACATTAAGTCCAACGTGCATGACGTCTATGAGGAGTCACCCAATAAGATTTTTGAAAATCCTATTGAGATAGATGCTTTTGTCAAGTATTCGCCCCAAGACGTTAGGACTAACAGGTTCGGATCAGAAGAGTACTACACGATTGAGTGTTATCTGCAGTACAGAGATCTTCTTGATAAGGGTATAGAAGTTCACGAGGGTGACTTTTTTAGCTACGGTGAGACGTTCTTTGAAGTCATTAAATCTCCTCGTACAGACGTTATTTTTGGTCAAATTGAACATAAGACATACATCACACTGACAGGAAAACAGGCCAGAAAAGGTCAATTTATTTCAAAAGTTTTTGGTCCTACATCAGAAGTCTACAACGATCCAGATGCTGTCCAGACAACTTTCGTTCAACAGCGCGGTTTTGCAGAAAACAAGCTTGGAGTTACGGGAGACGTTAGAGATCTCCAAAAGAAAGGTGTTCTCGATGCACCTCTCACAGGACCTGCCGAGGTATCACCGCTTGGCGATCCACAAAAAGTTGGATCATCTTTCTATGATGAGAGTTAAAGATGCCTGTCAAAGAAACGCTTAAGAAGGGATATGAGGGATTCAATGTCCCCGACGATTTTAGCATACCTCCTTGCGGCATAGAGGATGTTGATAGAGCCGTCTTTGAATTATTTGACAAGCGCCTCGCGTTTGAGATCAAAGTCAATGAGCAGACAAATAAAGTGCCCGTTGTTTTCGCTGCAGGTGAAAGATTTGCATTGACAAAAAGGCCTAAGCCGATACGAGACAGAAACAACGCGCTTGTATTGCCTCTTATTGCAATCAAGAGAACAAGCATAGGACATAAGACGGAGTCAGAAGTTGGTGGAACTGCAATAGCATTCAGGCAGCCCGCAGATTATGTTATTAGAAAACGTCTCGATCCTGCTGATAGAGATTATCAGAATATCATCAATAAGCTTTCAATAAAGAACCAAGATAACGTCTCTTCGAGAGCTCACTTTATTGAAAGAGATACTTCACCTGGTAAATTTACAATTCCCGGGACGATCACGACAAGAAGAAATGGACCTGCAATCGCATTTGGTTCTGGGCGACTAGCGACGCCATTTGACAAAGCCAATCTAGGTCAAAATATATTTGAAATAATAACAATACCTTACCCACAATTTATTGGCATGACATACAATGTCGTCTTCTGGACGCAGTACATGCAGCAAATGAACCAGCTAATCGAAACGATGATGATGAAATTTGATGGTCAAGGCCATGAATTTCAAATATCAACAAGCAAAGGATACAAATTTACTGCTTTCGTTCAAGGGCCGTTCTCTAACAATGACAACTTTGATAACTACACAGATGAAGAGAGAATCATAAAATATAGTTTTGACATCAAGGTGCCTGCGTACATCTTGGCACCCGAGCATCCAGGCCTCGGGTCACCATTCAGAAAATTCCAATCTGCACCTGAAGTGAATTTTGGAATCTATGACTCAAGAACACAAATTGCCGAAGAGCCTTATGTCCCAGGTGCTGATGCCAAAATGAACAAGTTCATTCTGTCAGATGTCAAGCAGCTTGATGAAAATGGGAATCCACCACTTGAGCGCGACGAAGACCTCGTTAAAGCAATTGTCTCTGTCGACAAAAGAAAAGAGTACCAGAAGATCATATATAGAGATGTAAGGTCTGGTGAACAGGTCATACCTGCAAGAAAGGTTACTTTTGCAGAAGATGAGAAGATTTAAGGAGTTTTCTTCACGCTAATGGGATATTTATAACCAAAGTGTGAGTGGAGAAACAATGGCAGAAATAACTTATCGGTCTCCTGGATTTTTTGAAAGGGAGATAGATCTATCAGCTCCGTCACAGACAGTTGCAACTGCAACACCTGCAGGTGTGGTTGGTCCGAGCCCATGCGGACCTGCATTCTTGCCAGTCACAGTGACATCACTAGCTGAATTTAGAGATCAATTTTACGGTAATGCCGAAGTAAGAGATAACGTTTACTTTGCAGCACAGGAATTCTTTAGGTACGGTCAGGCATTGACGTTCGTTCGAACTCTCGGTGTAGGATCGAATGCGACATTGTCAGATATCACTACGACTCTCACACAGGGCACTGCAAGAGGCGCAGGCTTTGTGATTACAGGATCAATCAATCAGAATCAAAAAGCCCAAGGAACGGTCCAATTTATTGTTGCAAAGCATGTGGTAAATGATGACGTCAATGGATCTTACCCGATATTCATCGACAACAGCAGCTTCTCAACGACAACAGCGGGAGGTAACGCAAATCTTGTAAGAGGCGCGCTACTATTCCCTACAGGAACACGAGCACAGATCTTAAGCTATAACCAGGCTTATTCTCCTTCGAATGTCTCAGATGACAATGCATCAGTTCAACCGACCACGACTGCAACTGATTACAAGACATTCAAGCTTGTGATCTCATCGTCAGCACCTAACTTTGGGATCGCAGATGGCTACTCAGGTCTGCGAATTTATACTGCATCACTTGATCCGTCAAGTGATTCATATATCAGTAAGATTCTAAACACGTCACCCGCTCTATTCCAAACACATCAGCATCTCCTTTACATGGATTACGCCGTAGAAGATGAACTTGCATCAGTTTCAACTGCAACTGACAGCATTGCCTTGCTATCTGGTTCTCTTGGAAAATCAGCCGTGTCGGCACTGTCACAGCAGACATTCTCAGATGCATTCGGTAGATTTGATTCTAGATTTAAATCAGCAAGAACGACAAGCTTCATATCTCAGCCCTACAGCGGTCAAGAATATGACCTGTTCC